GTATGATATATAATATTGTTTTATTATTTGTAGGTACTATAACAATGGCAGTGGCTATTAAACTGCTGTACATTTCAGAGCTAATGATAGACGAGGAGAGGAACTAATGTTCGCAGAGAGCATATCAGGTAGTCCAAGCCCTGCCGCAGTTGCAACAGCTAGAGCCGCGACAGAGGTGGTGGATGGTAAGACACCGGTGAGCAGGGCTTGTGTTATGTACAATGTTAAAGAGCAGTCTGTCATACAGTTTATTATTGACAGTACTGAGTATGATACGTTAATGAAAAGTAAAGCTTGACAAGGTTACACCACTGTGGTATACTCCACATTCAATTTCAATCACGACATAAAGGAAAAGTAATATGGCTATCTTAGAAGGTACAGCAATGTGGGCATCAGTGCTTACACCCAACACAAGGTTTGAACCTACGTATGAAGTCAACCTAGTTATTGACGAGGCTACCGCAGAAGATTTTAAATCACGCGGCTACACCATCAAGCAGATGGATGAAGGCCCGTCTATTTTAATTAAGCGTAAGGTTGATGGTAAGGACGGGGCGATACGACAAGCACCAAAGCTAGTAGATAAGTTCAAGCAACCCTTAGATGCACAGGTCGGCAACGGCTCAGCAGTGAAGGTGCAGTACAACGAGTGGGAAGTTACTAATAAGTATGGCTCGTTCAAAGGCTTAGACTTTCAAGCAATGCAGGTTCTTGATTTAGTAGAGGTAGGAACACCAGACGGTGCTGAGTTTGATGGCGCTTATGTAGAGACAGCAATGGAGGACGAACTGTAATGGGAATTGTCACATTAGATGAAGTTAGTTATGATACAGAGTTGCTATCAGATGATGGTAACTTAATCGTAGCACACTTAGTAGAGGCAGATACTAAAATGCGTGAAGCACAGATAATGGTCGGGCTTATGAAATCAGCAAGTGTATCGCTGATCAACGATCTTAAAACTAACCACCTCACGGACGAGGCGATAGCTACAGAGGAAGTAGAAATAACTGAGGAGTAAGGCTCTTGCCTTTTGTTAAACATAAGCAACCGTGTCCTGCTTGTGGAGGGAGCGACCCAGTTTCAGTTAACGCTAATGGATCTGGGTGGTGCTTCAGTTGCAGTACATATTTACCAGACTACGGCACAACGGAAGTGCAACAACTCGACACCTTAACGGAATTTGATGAGTGTCCCAAGGACAGTACAATGAACCACAACTCAACAGCTACATACAATGCATTGACTGACCGCAAGATAAGTTTAGAAACAGCGAAGAAGTACGGTGTTAAATCAACAACCAACGGCACGAAGATAGACAAGCACTACTACCCTTACTACAATGGGCATGAGTTCGCGGCAACCAAGGTTCGTAGGCAGGATAAGAACTTTGCGTGGACAGGTAGCCCGAAGGATGTAGGATTGTTTGGCGAGAACCTGTTCAAAGCAGGTGGTAAGTTTATAACTTTAGTAGAAGGTGAGTGTGATGCGATGGCCGCTTATGAACTTATGGGGAGTAAGTGGCCTGTCGTTTCTATTAGATCAGGTGCGGCAGGTGGAGTGGCTGATGTTAAGAATAGTCTTGAGTACCTTGAGTCCTTTGAGGCTATTATCATTAACTTTGATAACGACAAGGTAGGCAAGGAAGCCGCGATAGCTGTGGCTAAGCTACTCACCCCCAAGAAAGCTAAGATAATGACACTGCCAGTAGACTACAAAGATGCTAACGATATGTTACGCAAGGGTAGACACGCAGAGTACGTCAGTTCTTTTTGGGACGCTAAACTTTATACACCTTCTGGTGTACTGAACATGTCCGAACAGCTTGAAGCATATCAGAAGCTACGGTCAGAAAAGAAAACAGCTATACCTTATCCTTGGTATGGCCTCAACAAGAAGCTAGAAGGCATGAGAGCAGGTGAGCTTGTGACCCTTACAGGCGGCACAGGACTAGGTAAGTCTTCTGTGACCAGAGAGATTGAACACTGGTTGATAAATAAAACAGAAGATAACGTAGGTGTGTTAGCACTTGAAGAGAGTTGGTCACGTACTGCTGAAGGTATCATGGCAGTGGAAGCAAACGCCAAGCTACATCTTGATAGTGTTAAGGCTGAGTTCAGTGAAGAAGAACTGGATGGCTACTTCAACAAAGTCTTTATGGGCGAGAACAAAGGTCGGGTATGGGTACACGCCCATCACGGTGTCAATAACCTTGAAGAGATCTTTAGTAAGCTACGCTACATGATCATTGGTTTAGATTGTAAGTGGGTTATAGTTGACCACCTTCACATGCTTGTTCTGTCTACGCTTGAGAACGACGAGCGTAAAGCTATTGATCAGATCATGCACCGATTGCGTACTATGGTAGAGGAGACAGGGTGCGGTATGATCCTAGTGTCACACCTCCGCAGAGTAGAGGGCAACCGTGGGCATGAGAACGGAATAGAGACAGGACTAAATCATCTCAGAGGGTCACAAAGTATTGCTCAGTTGAGTGACTGTGTGATTGCACTGGAGCGTAACCAACAATCAGATGATCAGATAGAAGCATCGACCACAAAGGTCAGGGTGTTGAAGTCTAGGTACACCGGAGATGTTGGCATTGCTTCTCAGTTGCTGTATGATAACAGTACAGGACGGCTCAGAGAGCTTGATGACTATGATGAATCGCAGTTCGCAGAGGAAATAATATGAGTAACTTAGTATTTGATATAGAAGCAGACGGCTTAGACCCCACAAAGATTCATTGCATCGTGGCTCAAGACGTAGACACGAAGGATGTGTTCACGTTTGACAACACTCAGCTAGAAGCAGGGTACGGTCTGTTACGTGCCGCAACTAAACTGATAGGCCATAACTTGATAGGCTATGACATCCCTGTCATTAAGAAAATTTCAGGCATAGACCTGTTCGACAAGAAGATTGTTGATACACTCGTACTGTCACGCCTCTTCAAGCCAACACGCGAAGGCAACCACGGACTTGAAGGGTGGGGCTATCGTCTAGGCTTTAAGAAAGGAGACTTTGGAAAGCAAGACGATGCTTGGGACGAGTACACACCTGAGATGCTAGAGTATTGTAAGAATGATGTACTTCTTAATACTAAAGTATATGAAGCACTCAAGGTTGAGAGTCGCGGCTTCACACCTGAGTCAGTACAGATAGAACATGCAGTAGCTAAGATCATTGATCAGCAACGGTACAATGGTTTTGTTTTAGACCTTCAAAAGACAATGCTTTTAATGGCTATGTTTGAAACTAAGCTACATGATCTAGAGTCAGAGGTACAGAAAGAGTTTCGGCCTGTAGTCACTACTCAGATACTAACACCTAAGTTTACAGCAACAGGTGCAGTAGCTAAGACAGCCACTGATCAACACGGTAGTGGTGTGCGGCTATCTGACGAGGAGCATGAGAGACTATCGTTGGACATAGACTGTAAGCCCATTGCGCGTAAAACTGAAACGCCTTTTAACTTAGGCTCACGTAAGCAGATTGGTGAGTACCTAATTCGTTTTGGTTGGAAGCCACAGAAGCTTACACCTACAGGTCAGCCCATCGTGGACGAAGCAACACTAAATAAAGTTAGAGGTATTCCACAGGCTTTGTTGATTGCTAAGTACCTGATGGTACAGAAACGCTTGGCTCAAACTACGAGTTGGGTTAAAGAATTAGATATAGATACTGGAAGGGTACATGGTTATGTCAATCCTAATGGTGCAGTGACATCGCGCATGACTCATTCACATCCTAACATGGCCCAAATTCCTAGTAGTTCGTCGCCATACGGCGAAGATTGCCGATCTTGTTGGACTGTGCCAGAGAACTATCGTCTGGTTGGGATTGACGCTTCTGGGCTTGAGCTTAGAATGTTAGCACATTATTTAAATGACGAGGGCTATACAAATGAAATTCTCAACGGAGACATACACACCGCTAATCAAAACCTTGCAGGGCTTAAATCAAGAGATCAAGCAAAGACTTTCATCTATGCCCTCTTGTACGGAGCAGGAGATGCAAAGCTTGGGTCTGTGGTTGGAAGAGGTAGGGCGCATGGTAAAGGACTTAGACAACGCTTCTTTGATGGTCTACCATCATTTAAGAAACTTACGGACAGAGTACAAAGAGAAGCTACAAGCGGATTCGTTAAAGGACTAGATGGTAGACGCTTGACTGTTCGCTCAGAACATGCCGCTTTGAATACCTTGTTGCAAGGAGCAGGAGCAATCGTGATGAAGAAAGCACTAATCATCTTAGACCAGAAGATAACTAATCATGGATACGATGCTAAGTTTGTAGCCAACGTACATGACGAATGGCAGATAGAGTGTCACCTTGATGATGCAGTAGAGGTAGGTAAGCTAGGTGTCCAAGCTATAAGAGAAGCGGGATGTATCTTTAATCTAAACTGTCCACTGGACGGAGACTATAAAGTCGGGGAGAACTGGAGTGAAACACATTAAAAACTGTATAGAATGTGGGGTAGTACTTGAAACGCCTGTTAACTGGTGGTCTTCTTTTGTAGGGAAGAAACACTATAAGTGTATAGACTGTTACGACATACGCAGAACAGAGAATACAATTAAGAGAAAGTACAAAGAAGGAGTACAGCCGAGTCCAAAGCTCTTAGCTAAGCTACTTGGGCGTAGACATAGAGCAGAGTACAACAGTATCTTAGGAGGCTACGTCTATATTATCTCAAACCCTGCATGGAAAGGTTGGTTCAAAGTTGGTATGGCTGTTGACGCAAAGGACAGGTGTTCTACGTATCAGACTTCATCACCCTTTAGAGATTATAAGGTTTCTTATTCTAAATACTTTGAAGATAGGCGCGAGGCTGAGAAACTAGCACATGCTGAGCTAAAAGAAAACAAGATTGAACACGCTAACGAGTGGTTTAAGACGGACTTAAAGACTATAAAAACTATAATTAAAAACATAAAAGGTAAACAGCATGAAGCTTAATACTTTAGTACCTGACATCTATAGTCACTTAGAAAAACTATCAGAGGGTGAGCCTTTACCCCTGACTGATGCCGACATAGACAGAGCCGTACAAGGTATGACAGAGGCTCTACGTTCTTGGGCAACTCCTCGCAAACGAGATACTAACTTCACTGTACGCATGTCTAACGTAGGCAAGCCCTCACGCCAGTTGTGGTATGAGAAGCGTGACCCTCAAGGGCGTGGCGGTATTGATGGGCCAACACAGATTAAGTTTCTATACGGCCACTTGCTTGAAGAGATTGTGTTGATGCTAGTACGCATGGCAGGTCACGAAGTAACAGACGAGCAGAAAGAAGTTACAGTTGACGGCATCGTAGGCCACATGGATTGCAAGATCAACGGTGAAGTAGTCGATGTTAAGACAGCCTCTCGCTTTGCGTTCAACAAGTTCAAGGAAGGACGCTTAGCTCAGGATGATCCGTTTGGTTACTTGGGTCAGCTTGCAGGGTATGAGGCGGCAGAGGGTACAGAGAACGGTGGCTTCTTGGTGTTGAACAAAGAGAGCGGTGAGTTGTGCATGTATGTCCCTGATGATCTTGACAAGCCTAACATCCGATCATCTATTGGTATTCTTTTACCTGCACTAGAGCTTGACACGCCACCTGCATTGTGTTATACTCCCATCCCTGACGGTAAGAAAGGAAACATGAAACTACCGAAGGGGTGTAACTGGTGTAAGTATAAGTTTAAATGTTATGCAGATTCTAATGATGGTAAAGGTCTACGAACCTTTAAATACTCCAATGGACGAACATACTTAACAGAGGTTGTAGTCGAACCTAAAGTAGAGGAACTACTATGAACGGAAGGAAAGCTAAGCGAATACGAGCGCACTCAAGTACTATATTTGTAGAGTGGTTTAAGACTTTAGTCACTGAAGAAGAAGGCCAGAAGATAAACACTAAAAACTATACAAACTATATGCCTGAGCAGACACACTTTATGGCTCACCGTACCATGCACCGCAACGCCTATCATCCTAAGTGGATAGGCAACAAGATACTGCGAGTGCTTAAAGCTAACCCTAAACGTGAAATAGAAAGTATTACTCTTGGAGAGATCAATTGAGTATTGAAGAGATGATCATTGCTACAGGAAGTTACTT